TTTACGGCGGACGCGGGCGGAGAGCCTGCCGGCATCCCGATCACCCTGACGGCCCGGCCCGATCCGGCGCTCCCCGACGACGAGAACGTCATCCAGATCTACGACGAGCAGGCGGTGTGAGCATGGTCGAGATCATCGACCTCTCCACCCTTTCCCCTGAGCAGGTCCTCGTCCGGATCGGGAACGGCGAAGAGATCGAAGAGATCGATCTCACCATAGTCCCTGCCCGGGGCACGCTGCTCCTGACGCAGGCGACGCAGAAGCACGGCGGATGGGACAAGATCCCCGACGACGAGATGATCCCCGCGATCGCCGCCATCTGCCGGCAGGCCAATCCCCGGATCACCGCCGAGTGGCTGGAGACAAAACTGACCCGGCCGCAGCTCGCTGGCCTGACCCAGGTCGTCCTGGCGCAGACGTTCCGGCGGTGGGGCGGCGGCAAGGAGGACCCGGAAAAAAACCGGTAATCGAGGCGGGCCGGATTGTCGCCCGTCTCTGTCGGGTCTACGGGTGGACGCCGGACTACTGCCTCGATCGCCTGTCGTGGCCGCAGGTGCTGATGTACGATGCCTACGCCGAGGAGCGGGAGATAGTGAGGCGCCCCGTCTCCACGCCGGCGCCTGCCGCCTTCCTGAGGGATGAGGACGCGCCCGATGCAGCGGCAATCGAAATGATCGGAGTTCGGAGGACAGTCAATGGTCGGTGAAACCGTAGCGGGAAAACTCGTCGTCGAGATAGTCGGCGACATTGCCGGCCTGACGCGGGCATACGAGGAAGCGAAGAAGCAGACCGAAGGGTTTGAGGGCGACCTCAAGAGCATCGGCAAATCCCTGACGAGCGTCGGCTCCGACCTCACGCTGAAGGTGACTGCCCCGCTCGTCCTCGCCGGAGGGCTGATGGTCAAGACCGCCGCCGACTTCGACGACTCCATGCGGAAGGTCGCCGCCGTCACCGGAGCCACCGGGGACCAGTTCGACCGGCTCCGACAGCAGGCGATCGACCTCGGCGCTTCAACTGCCTGGTCCGCGTCCGAGTCCGCCGCCGCCATGCAGTATCTCGGTATGGCCGGGCTCTCGACGAACGAGATCCTTGAGGCCACGCCGCAGATGCTCAGCCTCGCGTCTGCCGGGGCGATGGAATTGGGGGTCGCAGCCGACATCTCCACCAACGTTCTCTCCGGGTTTAATCTTCAGGTGTCCGACCTCGCCCATGTCTCAGACGTGCTCGCACAGGCAGCGTCCTCGTCGAACACCTCCGTCGAGCAGCTCGGGCACGCGATGGCCTATGTCGGGCCGGTCGCGTCGTCTGCCGGGCTCTCGATCGAGGAGACGACCGCCGCCATCCAGGTGATGAGTAATGCCGGTATCCAGGGCACAATGGCGGGGACGGCACTCAGGGGCGCGTTATCCTCACTACTCTCACCGACGACTCAGGCGACCAATGTCCTCGCGAGCTACGGTCTCACCGCCGCCGACGTCGACCCGCAGGTACACAGCCTCGCCGAGATCATCGATACACTCGGCGCTGCAGGTCTCTCCACCGGCGACGCTATGACGCTCTTCGGCGACCGGGCAGGGCCGGCGATGCTCGCCCTGATCCGGTCCGGGGGCGACGGCATTAGGGACTATACCACCGCTCTCGAGGACTGCGACGGCGCCGCGTTGCGGATGGCCGAGACGATGGAGGGCGGCGTCGGCGGATCCCTCCGCGAACTGGAGGGCGCTATCGAGACGCTCAGCATCACATTCGGCGACCTGATCGCCGACGCGCTGATGCCCGCGATCGAGGGTGCGACGAGCCTTGCCAACTGGCTATCGAGCCTGGATGAAGGCACCCAGCGCGTCATCGTCACCACCGGACTCCTCGCCGCTGCAACCGGTCCGGTCATCTGGGGGCTCGGCACCCTCGCCGGTTCGGTCGGGCAACTGATCTCTCTCTACCGCATGTATCAAGCCTCGACGATCGCCGCCACGATCGCGACGAGAGGGTTCAGCGCCGCGATCGCCGCAAACCCGATCGGGCTCGCCATCATCGGCGTGACTACGCTCGGCGCCGTGCTCCTGCCGCTGATCGCATCCACGAACGACGCGACGACGGCACAGAACGAGTACAACGACGCGCTCCGGGAAACCGCCGACCTCACTAAGAAGAGCACCGAGACGATCGAGGACGAGATCGACATCCTGCGGAAAAAGGAGCAGCAGATCCTCGCCGACATCGAGGCTCTCAAAGCGCAGACGGTCGTTACCGACCGGGGTACGCTCGCAACCCGCCGGGCAACCGAAGCGACCGGCTGGCACAAACTCGCGACCGGCGACCTGACACGGGAGTTTAGGGATGCGACCGACGCGATCGAGGACGGCACGATCGCCCTCGGCACCCTCACGCAAGCGCAGAAGGACGCCCGACTTTCTGCGCTCGATCTGGAGCTCGCCGAGAACCGGGCGGCGCAGGCCGTTCGGGACACCGAACTCCAGACCCGGCGGCTCGCGGATGGAGCGAAGACTGCGTATGATCAGGCATCGAAGGCGGTCACCGGGCACCAGCGGACGGTCACGAACCTGCAGAAGGAGTACAACAAGCTCAAGGAAACGATCGACCGGGCGCTCGGGATCGAAGACAAGATCAAGGACGCTGACCGCGACATCGAGCGGGCGGATATCCGCAAGATCCGGGCCGAGCGCGACCTCGCCGCACTCAAGGACGAGATCAAGGAGACGGAGGCGCTCGCCAGGCAGGGAGACGCGGCCGCGAAGGACAAACTTGTAGATCTCTATCTCCGGGAACGCGAGGCAGTGCTCGACGTCGCCGATGCTCAGGATCGATATCAGGACGCTCTGCAGAAGGCATCTGACGCGCAGAATGAGAGGGTCGAGATCGAGAAGGCCCTGAACGGGGAGAGCGTGGAGAGCGCTCAGGCGCGGTTGGAGGAGATCAAGAAACAGATCGACGAGGAGACTGAGAAACTTGAGATTGCGCTCGCAGAACGGGAAAAGGCACAGATCGCGCACGAGAACCTGATGTCTCAGATCGAGAACGAAGCGCTGGATGTCAAGTCCGCGAACTGGGCAGAGTATGTCAAATACGTCAACAACAACCCGGCCATCGCCCGGACCTACCACGTCGAATACGACGAGAACGGCAACCCGATCGGGGGGCTGCCGCAGATCCCCAAACTCGACATCCAGGTGCCATCCTATGCCTCCCCGGCGTTTGGGGTCGCGACCGGGTCCGCCACCCGTGTGGCCGGAGGTGCAGGAACGGCAGCAGCCGCAGTGGTCGGCCCGGCCGTGCCCGATGAAGTCTCCGGCGACCTGGCAACCTCGCTGCACCGGCCGCCCGGATGGGGGGCCGGGGTCGTCATTCAGGGCGATCTCGTGGTCAACTCCCCGAAGGCCGACGCCGAGACGATGATGAACACGACGAAACGCACCCTCCGGAACATCGGGACACAGGTGGTGCTCTGATGCACCTGACCTGGCTCGCCGCGAACGGCGACACGCTGGTGATCGCAGACCCGTCACAGGCTGCACCCGAGCCGATGTACCGCTACCTCTCCAGCGACGGGTTCGGCGGCACCGACAACGAGATCCAGACCCGGCGGGGGGCCTACCAGGACGGCACGACTCTGCAGACCGTCCGGCTGTCGCCCCGCACGCTGATGGTCCGGTTCCTCCTCCTCGCCGCCGACCGAGCAGGGGTCGAGCAGAAACGCCGGCGGATCGCCGCGGCCTTCAACCCTCGCTACGCCCCCGGCACCCTGGTCTGGACGCAGGACGACGGGACGCAGTATGCGCTCCGGTGCGTGGCCCTCTCCGGCTCGCCCTCGTTCACTCCCGGCAGACGGGCACAGGGCCGGGTCTGGCAGGAGGTGGTCGTGGACCTGCAGGCGCCGGACCCGTGCTGGTTCGACGCTGCCGCGACCACGCTGCCGCTCGCCGGGCTGACCGGCGGGCTCGCGTTCCCGGCCTCATTCCCGGCCTCGTTCGCGGCGATGGGGTCGACGATGATCGTCGTCAACGAGGGCGATATCGCCGCCCCGATCCGGATCGAGATCCCCGGCCCCTGCCTGAACCCGGTCGTGGAGAACCTGACGACCGGGGAGAAGATCGCCCTGACACTGGATGTCCTGGAGGGACAGACGATCCTCATCGACACCGCCTACGGCAACCTGC